TATAGGCCCCTAGAAAGTGAATTCCACGGTGTAAGTCATTGATTTAGAAAGATAATTTGGTGGTGGCCTGTTGTGAAAAATATTTAATTGGCCCTCGTTAGAACTACCCCCATCCACGATTCACTATAGCATCAATCACTTGTTTTGCTCTTATATTCCACATATTTTCAACACATTTGTTACACTTCTTATGTATTGTATAACATGGAGAGTGTTCATCTCGTGTTGTTATATTCGCTTGTTCACTGTATCCTAAGTCTCTATCACTTGTGCATGATCCATATATTGCAACACAATTAGTCTTAGTATAAGCACTTGCATGATGCCAAAACCCATCTGTTGTTATTACTAATTGTGCAGTATCTACTACAGCTAGACTCTGTCTTATGTTTGCTGTTACATAGTCTGTTGTGTTCTTATATCTTTTACTGTGTTCTCTATGTGTAAGTCTAACTATGTTGTGTCCTCTTTGTTTGAGTATGTTACATAAGTCTTGCCAATGATACCATGTTTTGTTTACGTCATGATGTGTAGCTTTCGCATCTGGACATATAAGAGTATATTGTGTGTGTTTGCTTTGTATGTGTTGTGCGAGGTTGTAGTCTGATTGTTTTAGGATTTGTGTTTGTGGAGGTGTTGGTGTGTAGTTGTTGAGATGATATGCTCTTGCCCACTTGTTGTTGGTGTGTTCTAATTCATCTATGTCTAGTTCTCCTTGTGTGTCAATCCAATCTATGTTCTTCCATAACTGTGATAAGCTTCTAGGTCTAGTCTTGCGTGTGGGTCTAACAGTCTTGCCTTGGCGTTGCTGTTCACACTTGTGTATGTATAGTAAGTCATCACCCCAACCCATGTTGTTGCCTATATAATTTGTATTGCCATCCCATTGGCCATGCTTTGCCCTGCCATCCACTATACTGTGCTTCTATTTGTTCTACTCCTGGTGTGCCCTGCTGTCGCCATTGTTGTAGAGGACTTGTCCATCCTGTCTTGGGTTTCTGTGTTATGTAAGAGGGAAGTAAGTCAGCATATGCAGTCTTAACCAAATGCTTTAGGTCACCGTTGATCTTTGTGTTCATGTCTAGGTTCATACAGTATCGCATAACTCTTTTGCTTGCCCAAGGAAAACGTCCTTCCATACCATAACACATTGCCAATCTATCATTGCGTCTAAAGTAATCTTCTGCACACACACCACGTTGATCCATACGCATATATGCACCAATGTCTGTGTTTACTCTACAGTCTTTGAATGTGGTCATTGCTAGATAGTCCACTACACTATCTCTAGTCATTGTGGGTTTTATCTGTGGAGGTTTGCTCAATCTACGTGTCCATTGTAGTATAACATCTCTGTATGAGTTAAACTGCATACGCTTTATCTTTTGATATGCGGGGTATCCATAGCACAATTCATCTCCCATATCACCTGCGAGTGTAACAGTTGTGCCCAACAGATGTTGTGCTTCATTGGCCTGCATATACATAGGTAAACTAGGATTGTATAGTGGTTCTTCTATTACACCGCATGCACGTTCAAAGTATTCTAGATAGTGCTTGGGTGTATGCACCACTTCTGTGTGTGTGGTTTGCCATAGCTCTGCCAACTGTTTGGCGCAGTCTGCATCTGAGTTGTAGTCTTCTTTGTCTGGTGGACATGGTTCTATTCTAGTTGTAAATGTTCTTATGCCAGGGTGTAGTTCTGAGGCATGTAGTGCTACAATTGAACTGTCTAGTCCTCCTGATAGAAACACACCTAGGTCACGTTGTCCTCTGCATTGTTCATGTATAGCAGTTCGCATGACTGCTACAAACTCTTCAGGGTCAAACGGTTGATCTTCTGTGCCTTGTATTCTATCTGTGTGATATAATTCTATTGTGTTGTTGTGTATGCGAAGTGTTTCGCCTGCCATTACTTTGTGTGTGCCACGTAGGAATCCATGTGATGTTACATTCAATCCTGTGTAAGCATAAGTTGATGTTGATAATGGGTCTAGTTCTTTAGTAGGTAACAGTGGTGTAAGTGCTCTTAATTCACTTGCAAATGCTATTTTATCTGGTAACACCGCATAGTATAAGGGTTTGATACCTGCATGATCACGTGAAAGAAACAGTTCTTTTGTAGTAGGATCCCATAGTGCGAACGCATGTTGACTATCTATTTGATCTACAAACTCTATACCATAAGCATCTAAACCCCATGCTAACAGTTCTGTATCACATGTAGTCTTAGGTGTAAATTGGTGTCTGTAACGCTGTATAAGGTCTGTGTAGTTGAATATCTCGCCATTGTATACCAACACACGCCCTTGTGGTGTGCGCCATGGTTGTAAACTGTGTTTAGGGTCTGCTGTTATGGCAAGTAGGTTATGTGCAAGTGTTATGTGATCATCATAGTATAAGTCTGATCCATCTGGACCTCTATGATTGCAACGATCCATCATCTCCGTTGCCAAAAGAGGATCCTTAGCTGTAATGCCATAAATGCCACACATGCTAAGAATCCAGGATTGAAATGCTATTTCTATCAGAAGTTGTAGGATGCAACACTAAAGGATCTAACAGAAAACAAAATGGCATTATCATTGACAAGTTTTGATCCTTTAACAGTTGTAAATTAGGAGTATACATTGAGCTTACTATGTCTGAAAAACCTTGATAAGCATTGTTACATCCTACACTAATATTTATCATAGATAGTTCATAAGGTGCTAAAAACGGCATATAAGACATAAAAAAAGGCAAATAAAAGAGAATCTATTAAATCCTCTTTGAAAGGTAACATAACACTGACCTACTGTCAGTGTATTCGTGGTATTTTATCTGTTGCGTTTCACTTCACATCTAAAACTACCACTTCATATGTTTTTGTCAAATAATTTATTAGACGAAGTAAATTAAACAGGCCAATTAAGAGCGAAGCGATATAATTGACTGTTTATGAGTGACGTAGTCGCTCATTTAATATTTCCTATCATCTTAATATAAATTACCAAGTCATAAGAGCAGAACGTGTTTTTTTTGCGTTCCTGCACCTGACACCATCGTTTATGACTTGAAGGTCTTTATGTCCTTGGGTGTGTCTCCCTGCTAATGGCACTATAACCCCGCTCTCCTTTTTATCAATCCCTAGATACGCAGTTCTTTGGCAGTGGGTCTGCCATCATAGATATAGTGTAGTCCATTATGCTAACTGCTTCAAGTAATCGTTATTTCGCGGTATTAGTCGCAGTTACGGACGGGTCGTTCTTTAACCCCGTTAAAATGCCTTGATTGTGTGTTTGGAAATGTGCCTGATAATGCCTTTGTAATGTATTTATGTTATATAGCAAAAACCGCCTTAAAAGTGGATTTAAGAGCTAGGTAGTCTTTTTTGCTTAACCATTGAATATGTGTGCCACAGTCTTTACAGAACAATCTGGCATAGTGCTTATTGTTGGGCATCCTAAATACGCCAACATTGCACTTGTCGTGATGTTTTAATTTTGTTATCATGTTATACTCCTATTATACAAGTATAACGTCAAACTATCTAAAAGTCAACTAAAAAATTACTGGTTTGTCTAATTCTGTTGAATGCCATGACGTTTGACACTTAGGACAGTTGAATTTGAAGTAGGGTTGGCCATAGTCATAGCATTCTAATACCCTTTTCATTTGTCCATGATTGCCTATTTTGCGTATGTGAATTTTGTCTGCACCGCATGATGGGCATTCGCGTGTCTTACACCATTTATCATAACGTTCTGCGTTCATGTCTAACGTCACTGGTTCATATCTCTTGTAACCCATTACTTCAGGTCCTTTACTTTATTAAGAAGTTGCTATTGCATTTCCTATTTGAACTACTTTCCAATCAGGTCCACCAGCACTATCACTTTCAATTACAGCTACAGCAAGACATTCTGTGCCTGCGTCTCCGTTTGAACAAAACGCTACATCGCCTTGTGCAATGTCTGTTCTTGCGTTTAGTTGTGCTACTGTCTGTGGATTTAAGTTTAGAATATGTTCTAACTTCATTTTGTCTGTGCTAGGATCTATTGTTAGATCGTTACCACTTGCACTATTGATTTCATCTGGCAAATGTGTTGCCGCAATCTTAGTGCTCGCATTCAATCCTACAACACCATTTGCTGTGTTGCGTCCGTTGATTACGTTTACAAGTTCTGTAAGAGCGGCCTTAAGGTCTGCTCTTGCTAGGGCAGGACTATCAGTGCCCGCACTTAAATTGGTTGTGGATACATTTCCTGCTGTTGCCCATCCCATGTTTTTCTCCTTATGTTACTTTTTCTGTGCCACTTGATATTGCGCCACTATTTGTTGCTACGTGAAACTTCACATAGGTATTCTTGCCTGCACTATCTGCCGTGCCTGTGTCAATAATATGAAATTCTCCAACTGTGCTTGTGCCTAGTGGAGTTGAACTCATTGATGTAATTAGTGTGCCGTTGTATAGCACTCTGGTATTGATACTGTTTATGTCTACACTTTCACCATCATGCACTACACACACTTTTTGATTACCTGAATAATTTAGAAGGTCAATATCAAAGTTGTATGCACTATCTGGATCACCAACATGTTGAACAACAATAGTTTTTGCCACTGCTACATTTTGTGAACTTGTAGTTCCTTCTGTTGCTGTAATTTCTAGAGTAGGTGCAAAGAACACACCAACTGATTGTGTTGTGCTTGTTGGCCCTACTGTGTTAGGACTTACAAATTCTAATTTGCCTGTTGAACTGTTGTATTGCAATAATTTATCATCACCAATGTCGTTTGTTTCTATAAAATCTACAATGTCATTTACTGCTTGACTCATTGTTAGTAAGTCTGCTCTTGAATCACTTATTCTATCACTGTCAGCATCAAATGATGTGTTGTTTGGTTTTGCTGTTGGCCACGCCATTATAGATCCTCCACTAAATTACCTGCCGCATCTCTTCTTAGTTGTGGCAGTCCTGTTACTATTGCATCAAACACACATTCAGTTCTTTCTCTGTGACTGTATGTGTCAAAGTCAAATATATTTAACTCTGGCGGAACACTATCTTTGTTGATATAGATAACAGGTGTTTCATTTGTAAATGATGATATATAATCGTCTTCTGCACTATCTACATCTTGTTCTACATAGTCTATTGCTACATATTTAGGATCAGGCAAATGCACTTGGCATATAAGTGAACTTACACTACCAATGCCTGCTATTGTATCACTGCTAAGAGTTCGTCTACCTGTTGTGCCACTTAGAGTTGCACTATTGATGTCTTTCAAAAACTTCTGTCTTTGTTCTGCTTTTAGTTCTACGTTTATGCTTTTTATATATGGCATATAGATTAAATCACTGTCGTTTGTATCACCTGCACTATCAAATTGGGTATCTACACTAACATCAACTTGAACATATCTTGCACTTATAGGTGCCACTGTTGTTGTGTCTGCATCAACGCTGATTGTGCCTGCAATGTCTATTTGACCTGCACTTTCTAGAGTGTTACCATATCTAATTGTGTATGTTGGGGCATTGGTTGCGTCTACGTTTATGTTTACGTTGAATACTGCAATACTACCATAGTCAATTATGTCTGTGGTATAAACAAGTGGTAATTCTGGTTGAACAGGCATACCAATTGTGATGTTGTTGCTGTCCCAATTGACCCAACTATCCCAATCATTACCTGAACTTGCCGCATCGTAGGTGTTCCAAGTTAGATTAGTTTTTGCTTGGTAATAACCATATGTTTCGTTAAAATATCCGTTTCCTACACCCATGTTCTACCCACCTAAGTTCTGCGTAAAGCTGACATTTGTATTTGCTGTTGAACTACTAAACCATAATTCATTTAGATAGTTGAAGAATGCTTCAATGTTAGTATCACGTCTTACATTGCCTCCGCCTATGTCATATTGATATCCATTTGGATATGTTTGTTTGAATTCATATAAATTACTGCCGTCTGCAAATTCCATTAGTGCTACTTCTGTTTCTTTTAACCATTTAACACTTATAAAAGCATTTTTTGATTTAGGATAAAAAGCATAATCAATTGGATGATATAATCCTGTTGCATAATCTTGTCTTGTTCTTATGTTTAGATAAGGATTGTTTTGTCCACCTATGTTACTATCTCTAAGAGCAAGTTTTGCTGTGTTTATAACTTGTCCTGATGTTTTGTCAATGTGTTCTACTAAGAAATGTGTTATAACACTATCTCTTGGCATGTTCAATGTCATTAGATAGTTGTCACTGCCTCTCTTTGCATGACCAAAGACATCTCTATTGATCCTTGCCCAATCATATGATTTGAAGTTTGTAAGTTTTTCTGCATCTGTTGAAACGCTGTCATTTAGAATGTAAGGAAATCCATCTGGTGTTTCTCCACTGCTATCAATACTTGTGCCGCCTCTTGGAGGAACACTTGCTGATGTAAAAGGTGGATAGTATGCAAGTCCACTATCACCTGTGGCAAAATAACCTAATGATGAAACGTCTTTACCTGTGCGAACTGCGTCTTTCCTTGTGGTTCCATTTACATTTATAGCAGGTAGTCTAGCACCTGTCTGTGGATCTCTAGGACCATCAAATCCTACGTTGCCTCTATATGCAAGATACACAATGGCATCACCATATGCCGCTTGTGATATGCCAGGCACATAAGGTTGTATATAAAATTTTGTTAGGTCTTCAAATTTTGTAATTTTTGTAAGTGGTGTATCAAAACTTGGTGGTAATTCAAACGGAACACCTGCACTATCAATGTCTGGATCCAAAGGAGGAAACAAACCTAATGCGTTTTCTGGTAATTCTCTTACATAAGGTATAACTGTAAATTCATCTGGTCTATATAAACTAGGTGGTATTTCAATTTGTTCACCTTGCACGAAAGGATATACAGTTGCATCATGTTCTACTGCTTCAATGCCTATGTTGCCGTCTGTAAGTAATTTCATACCTACTACTCTAAATGTTTGTAGACTTAGATCCAATACTGTGTCTGTTACTCTTATGATGTCACCAACTTCTACATCCAACAATTCTTGTGTGCCTGTAAATTCAATTGAACGTTGACTTCTTGACTTCTTGTAAATCATTTGTGCCAAGTCTTGTGCTATACTAGGATTGGTTATTGTGTGAAAAGTAAATTCGCCTGATAGCTCTTCTTCTTTGTCTATAGTTTTATCACCATCTATTCTAAATACTTCTTGTTGGTTTGTAAATTCTAAGTCAGGGTTGACATAGTTTACAATCACTTGGTTAAATTTACTACGTTTACGTTCACCATTCATTGTGATGCCACCAATAATATTTTTAGATGTTACATCATACGCAACGGTTACAGTTGCAGAAGTTATGTCAGTTGCGTTACCACCATCTTCTACTTTTAGTTTGTATCTACCTTGTGAATAAGGCATAGTGCCTCTAGCACCTGCCAATAATATTTTTGTGTTTTCTATAACTTTGGCACCTGTGTTTATCACAGCATTCATAGTTAGAGCTCTACCTGTTTGTGTGCTACTATAGTTTACCTGCTGTTCAAACTTATCTGCGGCAATCCTAAAACTGCCACCGTGTATTTTAGTCCTTGCAATACCACAACCATATCTTGGATTTTCTAAATAATCTAACAAACAGTTTGCAGGATTGAAACTGTATTTTGCACCACTTTGTCTACTTGCATAGGTGCCACTTATCAAATCTATTGTGCTACCGTGTGCTCTTACGTCATATACTTTTCTACCAAACACATCAAACTTAACATTAGGTATACCACCTGCAAATGGATTGTTGTCTGCGTCTTCTTGTGTTTTAACTTCTTTCCATTCAAAACGCATTACAGCATAAGCAAGTCCTGGCAATGCTCTTGGTTTCTTTGGCCATGTTGCTGATTCATTTGCTAACTTACTTTGTCCTTGGTTATCTTCTCCATAGAAGAATTCCATTTTGACTCTGCCTTTGTATCTACCACTGTCAACATTGTGTAAGGCATTGACTGCATAGATACCATTTGTTGGTCCTGGCAATTCAATGTCGTTGATTAGTATTCTACCTACACCTTGTATAGGTCCTTCACATAGTGCATACACAACATAAAGATATCTATTGGTTTCACCATTTGTTTCTGAAAATACGTTTATACCACCTGTGCGTCTAAATCCATAAACAACAGGAATAGGATTGTTTGTGCCTTGTCTTGTTATAACTATGCCTTGTGCTTGTTCTCCTGGATCTCCTACATCTGGTGTATCAAATGCACCCATAGGATTAAGAACAAATCCAACTACATCACCAACAAAGTCTACCACAGCTTTGACAACGCCTACTACAGCTTTGACAATACCTTTTACAATACCTGTGATTGCTTTTACTACTCCGCCCATGAATCTCTCCCTATTGGTTTGATATAATGATATCCAACTTCTTTCATGTTACCTCTTTTGAAAAAATAATCACGAGCTTTGTCAACATACTGTTCTTGGCATGCCCATTCATTTGTGTATGCCATAACACTTGCCTGCATAAACAGACAGTTGTTGTCTAAGAACCATGTTTCCATTCTAGCAAATAAATCATCTAACAATAATTTATTTCTTACACTAGGATCAATAAAAATATATAATAATTCACCATATAACTTTGCGTTATAAAATTTTTCGTGTATGGCACCAATTGCATAACCTACAAAACGATTATTTTGTTCTGCTACAAATATTTGATAGTTTGTTTCTATCAACATTTGTCTTAGTTGCTTTCTAAGATATGTTCTGTTGATAGCATCATGATCCATACCACTATCTTTTGAATGTAGTAGTGTAAGGTCAACAAACTTTTCTAATTCTTCTGGTGCAATAGGTCTAATCATTTCTTACCCCATTTTATGTCTAACATACTTTCATGTGAGTATTCCATACCAAAGTCTGTTGGGTGTTCTCTTTGAAAGTTTTTAAGACTACTACGTCTACCATTGCGTCTGTCAAAGTTTGTAAACTGACTGTTGACTTCAATAGTTACTGTTGCTGTGTCGTCTGCATCTTCAATTCTATAACCACCAATTGATCCTTCAAAAATATCTATTGTGTCAATTACTCCTGAGCTGTCTGTAATAAGTCCTAAAGCACTATCGCCAGGATCTAAAAATACACGTCTTATTGATACTGTTTGATTGATTTGATTACTGTTGCATAGTTGTCTTACACTTGTGATATCTAATGCTGTAAAAATTAAGTTTATGTTTGTAATTTGTAAGTCAGCTGTTTCGCTTGCTTCACTGTAACCTAAAAAATTACCTTGTGCAAGATATGTGCCACCAAAGTATGCTTCAATGTCATATGGTGCGTCTGTGTATTTTAAGGTTGTGCCACCATGAACGTCAATCTCTATAAGAGTGTATGAAATAAAACTATCACCTGCTAGGTGATTATTGAAGTTTTCATTTAGACCTCTGCTCATTAAATTGTCTCTTCTATGTCTATCTCGTATGCAATCAGGTTGTCAGTTCTGTAGTTAAATTCTTGAACATCTCCAGACATCATCATTCTAAAAGGCACATTGTTTGTTGTTACTGCTTCTTCATCTGCTAGAGCTTCTACTAATGCTGGTTGAATGTTTAGTGTGGCAAGTCCTGCTGAGTCAGTGTTGATATCAGTAGTTACCATATAAACTTTTGTATGGTTTGCAAAACGAACTACATCTCCTGCTTTCAATAAAACTTGATCACCTAATGCCGTAGTTGCACTATCAGGAAATGTTGTGATTGCAATAGTTGTATCTCCTGCACTATGAGCGCCTTCTACAAATACTCTACCATCTATTATACTGGCAATGCTTTGACCTGTTGTGATGTCTTTTGCTTGTGATTCACTTACACCTGGTATAACAATATCAAACTCATTTAGAGGTCCTTGTGTCTGTGCCATAAATCCTTGTATAGGTCTAAATTCAGTTTGATTCATTACAGGAAATGCTAATGTGCCACTCCATAATGTTGTTGAATTTGTAGCTCTGATAGTTCTACCACTTGCGGCCTTTGTAATTTTTGTTTGTGTGTTCATCTTAAAATTCACTGCGTTGAATCCTGGTGAACTTGGAAACGATCCTATATATGCCACTACACTACTCCTCTTCTGCCTTTGCTTTGCATTGCTTGGTTAATTATACCTGTTATAGTTCCGCGACGTTCTAATAACAGTTCGTCAACTCCTCTAGCATCAACTGTATTGATTGTAAAGTTTACATTTACAACATCGCCACGCCCGCCTCCTAGTCCTTCAACTGCTTGTGCTACTTCTCTTGGAATAACTGTGCTTGGTTGTTTAGGAACAATAAGTTCTGGTCCATCTTCACCAACAATAGTGCCTTGGCCTAGTGTTAGATTACCACCACGTTGTCTACCTGTGTATTGTTGACTTCTAATTGCACTAACCTGTGCCAAACCACTTGCTACCACTGCCGCGGCCGCAATAAAGTTGAACGGTGGTGGATACGTTGCCAATGCCTTGGTTGCACCCATATAAGTGTTCATAATAGCGTTGGCAATGTTAAATGCTTTTGCCGCCTGGAACGCCTGTTTGTTCATTTGTCCTAGACTGTTGAACATGTCAGTTGCTTGTCCAATTGCAAATTGTGTTTTTTCTAATTCTGATTTCTTTTCAAATTCTATTCTGTCGCCAGTTATTTTTTGTTGACGTTCTTCAGCACCTTTTTTCTGTAAGAAGTTTTTCTGATCCGCACTTAAGATTGCATCATTGGCATTCAATGTTGCATTGATCTGCTTCAACATGTTTTCTTCAAACTTGGCAGTTGTCGCGTCGTTTTGTTCTTGTATCAGTTCATTTAGTTTTTTGTTAGAAGCAAGTTTTAATGCATCAAACTCTTGTTGAGTAAGCAATTCATTTTCTAAAGCTTCGCTGAATATTTTGAAGTTGTCTTGTTGTTGTTTTTTGAATATTTCTACAGTTGTAAATCTATATTCATCATAACTTTTTATTAGGTTCTGTAATTTTGTTTTGAATTCTTTTGTTGCACCTGACGCCTTGTCAAAAGAACTTGCTACGTCTTTGTTGCCACCTGTAATTTGTGCAAGTCTAAGGATTTGATCTTTGTAAGCAGGTATACCTTTTATTCTTTGATTGTATTCATCTCTTGCGGCCTGTTCTGCTTTATCATAACTAACACCTGCGTCAACATACGCCTTTGTCAACATTTCTAAAACATCTGCACCTTCTGCCTGTGCTCTTTTTATGACATCTAGACTGTTTACATATTCTAAACCTGTGTCTAATGTTTCTGTAATTGCACCTGACACGGCGTTAAATGCTTCAACGGCAGTATTGCCTACTGATACTCTTATGTCTTCACTTGTGCTTTCAATAATTTTACCAAGGCCTACAAATTCACTAACTGAGTTGATGCCTTTAATAACACCATTTACAAAACTGTCAAATACACCTGTTAGTTTTTCAATAACTTTTGCAAAGACGTCTTTTAAGAAAGTTCCTACTGCGGAGAATACTTCTCCTACTTTGTTCATTACAGCGAATATCTGTGATAGTGTCTTTCCTAATCCATTCTCCATACTTAGGAATGTTATAACACTTGCGGCCGCTACTGCCAACAGTCCAATTGGATTTCTTGCCATTGCGAGTGTCAATGCTTTGACACCACTTGTTACACCTTTTAGAACTGCAATCAATCCTGCGCCACCTAGTGCCGCCGCCGCTATCTTGGCACCTTTGATAAACATGCCCATATCAAAGTTTGACTCTCTAATAAACTTTGTAAGTTTGAAAATTGCAAAACCTAACTTGTCACCTATGATAGTTGCAAGTGGTAGTGCTCTTTCTAACATCTTGTTGAACACATTTACAAGCTCTGTCATAGCAGGACCAACTCCACCTTGTCCTATTGCATCTTGAACGTTTTTGAATCCAATCTGCATGTTTGACAATGCTGTTGATAAGTTGTTTAATCTTGCTTCTGTGGCACCACCAAATCTTTCTTTGATACCATTACCTAGTGCCTCAATAATTTTAGTTGTGTTGCCTGCTTCTTTTGAAAA